CCATCAATTGCTTTATATTCATAAGAAATTGCAGTTGGACCCATTGGTTTCCAAGTAACACCTTCACATAAGAATGTGCTATTTATTCCTAATGCACTTTTCACAACTGGAAACTGCATTCCTGCTTCATAAGTTTTTGTTGTTTTAGAAAATGAAATTGACTCTGCTTCATTTGAGTATTTTTCTAAAAGCTTAATTGCATAATTCAATGCGTCTATTGAACTCTCTAATTTCTCGTTGCGGACATAATGAGAATAAGTTCCCCTAGCGGAAACCTCTGTAGAATCCAAAGTCATTACAAACAAAGGTACCAAACCATAGTAACTTATTCTTATATTATCTGCTGCAGTTAATTTAGTTCCACTAGAATCTTGAGATACTTGAGTTGATCCATAAGTCCAGTACCAATCCATTCCAGTATCAATACCTTTAATCCCTATTGTTTTAAGGGCATAAGTACCTCCAGAAATACTTACCATTATTACGGGTGCTTTTCCTATTGGATAATGTGTAAAAAACTCTTGAATATTTCCATCAGGCGTTGGAGTTGGTCTTTCAGAAGATTGCCAAACGGTTTGCCTATTTTTGCCCCTAACATATTCTGTATTTCTGTAATTTTTTAAACTTCTACTTCTTTTAAACCCTAAGTAATCTGTTAGAGTTGTTGTGCTTACTAAATACCCAATGCTATAAAAATAAAACTTTTTATTTAAATCAATGTTCCAAATATAATTGCCAAAATCTTTCAAATGATCTAAAGCATTATGCCCATACTGGTAATTACATGTATTCCTTGAAATTTTTGGTAAATCGAGCTCAATATACCCTTCTGTAATACCAAGTGTTGCAAATGTTATTAAAAAATCGGTTAAAATAGCATTTATTGTTTGATTTTCATAAACTTTAGTTATCATTAATCTTTCTACCAACGCACAAAAATCATCAATAGTTAGGGAGTATTCTACTGTACCATCTGGCCTTTCAAAATCACTAATATCCATAATAACTCCACCCCAAATATATGTAGTGCCATCGTATAACATCACTTCTTTTCCACAAGATATAGTTGCGCCATTTGCTCTTGCAATGGTGCAACTCATTGTGGATCTTTTATTGATCTTTTCTTCAATTGACCAATCTTTACTCATATAAATTTCAGTTCCAGTTATATTTGTTCCATCAATATACAAGTGCCTTACTGCCATTTAAATCACCTCTTTCCGCTAGGGAAACTGTAAAAGTTTTTACCCCTTATTAACTTTAATTCCGTATCTCAATAATGTATTAACTAATTGCTCTCCAACTTGATCTGCTGCTAAATGTGCTGCATTAACTACAATTGAGACATTTTGATCTACCCTAGAATAACTATTGCTAGATACTGCTGCAGGTTGTAAATAAAGTTCACTTTTAATGTTTGTAGCTAAATTACTAGACGCTCTTCTAATTTTATCTACCCCAGCATACAAATCATCTGTCATAGTACCAATCATAGTTGGCATCCACTTAGGTATGCTTTGCAATGGACCTTCTTTTGCTGGACTACTTGGAAAGAAGTTTTTAATTGCTTGAGCTACATTTCCTGCAGCATTTTTTACTTTACCAATCATGCTGCCTATTCCATTAATTACACTCTGTACAAGATTTGCTCCTGCATTATACATACTAGTTGCCATGTCAGATATTGCATTTTTGATGCTAGTTGCTACTCTACTTGCAGCATCATATGCAGCACTCGCTTTATTACTGATTGCAGTTACTACATTTTGGAAAGCATTGCTAACTGTACTCCACAACCCACTCACGATTGAACCTACATTATTTACAAGACCTTGCCATATGGATACTGCAGTATTTCTTGCGTTATTAAACCACCCAACAACTGTATTATAAATTCCACTAACAATTCCAGTTATGGAATTCCACAAACCTTGAAATACACCTGTTATGGCATTGCACATCTCTGGTACAATTGAATGCCCAACTAATGTATTAGAAAGTCCTTTGAAGAAACCTACAATAGCATCATTGAAGCCTTTTATATACCCCTGTATTATTGCTACCATTCCAGTAACAGTACCTACAATGCCACTCCACATTGAATCCCAACCATCTTTAATAGCTTTTTCATTGTTAGTAAATACACCTACAATTATTGTTACAAAACCTAAGATAGTATTCCATATACTTGCAACTGTTGAAATAATTGATGGTAAAATTGTAAGTACTCCATTAATGTGACCTAATAATAGTGCAAAAGCACCTACAAGAACACCTCCAACTACTTCTGCTAAAGGCTTAATTGCTGGAATCAACACATTTATTATAGTATTTCCTAATTTTGAAACTGCTTCTTGTGCAGGTCCCCAATCCATATTCTTGAATGTATTTTTAAACACTTCTATTACTGGTGCAAAAGAAGTTTGTAAAAAGCTAATAATACCACTAATAGCACTTCTAACTTCATTAAATTTTTGAATACCTAGTGCAATGTTGCCTTGCCAAGATGCAGGAAATAAATCAATTAAAGTACCCATGTTACCTGATGTAATTGATCTCCAAGTATCTCTAAGTTGAATTAATTTATTAAAAACACCTTCAACTTTTTTATTTACTTTATCTAAAGCATCCGGTAATTTTTTGTTAAAATCATCTATTGACTCTTTAAATGATTTTTTATCATCATCTGTGCCAAATAATTCAACCCATTTAGTTTTAAAAGTATTTATTATTGGAGGAATTTTATCTTTAAGTATTTTACCCATGTTTGAAAAGCTATCAATCAAATCAGATATTGCGGGTATTCCAACATCTTTCAAATAATTAAATAATGGTTTAGTAGCTTGCCCTAAAAATATGCTAAATTTATCTTTTAAAGTACTTAAAGTTCCTTCAAAAGTTTTAGATGCGGTATCCATTGATTTGTAAAACATACCTCCTGCACTAGTCACACTAGTTAATGCATCTTCAACCTCTTTATAGGTTACTTTCCCTTTTGACATTCTGTCTTTAACTTGTTCCATAGTCTCACCAGTTTTTTTGGTGATTTCATTCAATGGATTCCACCCTTGACCAATAAGTTGATTTAAATCTCCGCCTTGTAATTTTCCAAGTGCATTAATTTGACCCATAGTTCTTGATAATGATTGAAATTTCTCATTATTGCCTAGAGATACATCTCCCAATTTGCTCATTATAGGTATTACTTTTTCTTGCGTAAACCCATAACTCATTAGCATAGTAGTTGCAGAAGTTAAATCTTTTGTTTCAAATGGTGTTGCTGCAGCCATTTTTGTTATTTGATCCATTAGCTTTTTAGCTTTATCTGCACTGCCAAGCATTGTAGTAAATGACGCCATGTTATTTTCCATCTCTATATTATACTTAATGCCATCTGTGATTCCTTGCTTAAATGCATCTGCTAATTGATAAAAAATATTTGTAATTGCACCATATACAAGCATTCCTCCAGCAGTACTTACAATACTCATAAGTGTTTGCTTTAAATTTGCACCCATACGATGTAACAAACCAAATCCTTGTTCAGCTTCTCTAGTAGACCTATCCATACGTCTCATTTCTTCATCTGTTTGCCTAGTTTCTCTTTCAAGACGTTGCAGTTGCTCAGTCAATTCCCTTATTTGTGCTTCTAATTGAGCAGTAGTCGTATCGGATTGCCTTTGCTCACCTTGCAAATTATTAAACTGCAAAGTAAGTTCTCTAAGTTGTGTTTCAAGAAGCCTTATAGTTTCTGCGGATTGCCTTGTTTCACTTTCAAATCTGTTAAAGCCACTATCGCTTTGATTAATTTCATTCTGAAATCTGTTAAAATAATCTGTAGATTGCCTAAGAGCATTTTCAAGTAATTGAATTGGGTTAATAAGGCTTCTAATTGCGCTCTCTAGATTTCTAATTGCATTTGATGCACTAGGTCCACCTTCAGTATTTATGTTTAATAGGAGTTCTTCAACTGTTGCCATAAACTACCTCCTTTCTATATAATGGATATAGTCGAATATAAATATTCGTTTTACATATTTATATGAAACCCCAATTTATATTCGACTATACCTATTAATATTTTGTTACATAAAACCTATTCCTTTGTCAATAAGAACTTCTATTGGAATGGCACCATCTGTATCTAATCCTTCTGCTTCCATTTTGGCACCATGTAGACTTGCTTCAAACTTTTGTTTGTCTTTTAACCTACGTTCCATTTTATCCTTCAACAGAAACATTTGTTCTTTCGTCCAATGCTGGATATCCGCTAGGGAAACATTGTATTCCGACATTAGCAAGTCAAACATTCCTCCCCAACCAAATGGTTCTTGCCCTTCTATTTCAATCCCTTGGTAAGGGCTAGCAAGTTTCCCAAGTACGAATAGTTTAGTTTGAATGCTTCAACTAAAACTTTAATTACATCCGCTTTAGTTGCATGCTTCTCCTGAATGTAATTTAAAGTAACAAGTCCCCTAGTGGATAACGTCGCTAATTCAACTAAATCATTTCGCATAATGCCAACTATTGTTTCTAAAATTTCATCAATACTAACACCTTTTTTCAAAGCATCAGTTCCTGCAACCTCAGTCCCAGTTACTTCTTTAAATTTCTTAGCTACTGCTACTACTGCATCCTCAAAGGCATTTGATTCATTCCACTCCAGTGCCTTAACATTTACTACATCCGTACCAAATGGAACTGGAACACCCTTATTCATTAAAATGTCTCTTTCTTCTCTTTCTTTGTTTAAATAATAAATTTTTTCTTTATCTTCGTTTGTCATTTTAAATCCTCCTCTTTTTCAAGTTGCTTTAATTTATTATAAAGTTCTAAACTTATTACTGGAATTCTGTCAATTTTTGACTGTTTCCCAATGTTGTTAATAAAATTTTGTATGCTATTAAAAGGACATGTTTCTCTTTCCCATTTACTTAACATTGACAAATTCCCACTTTTCTAAATCTACTTCTGCATAAGCTTTTTCAAATACACCTTTTGGTGACCATGATTGATATCCACCTTCATACTGTACTAAATAACCTTCAGAAAATTCATTTATTTCTGTAAGTTCTCCTTTAGGTTCAAAGTTCCCATACTTGTGCAAGCAATATTCTTTGTATGCCATAGGTTTAGCCTGTATTAATTTTGTACCAACATATTTTTTCATCATTCATTTCTCCTTGTAATTTTTTTTTTGAGATTTCTCATTTTTTCTTTTATTTTGCATCTCAAGTTCTATAATAAATTTAATTGCACCTTTTCCAAAATTATATAATCTTTTTTCATTTATATAATCTTTTTTAAATCCAACACGTATCAATGATTTTATCGATTCAAGTTGCCAAAGTTTAAATTTTGATAATTCTTTATAGCTATAATCAGTTGTAATCATTCTTATTTGATTTATTTCAAAATCTTTTTTTACGAAATATGACAAATAATTTATCATTTTAAATCTCCTTAATACTCCCCAATATTTTTTCCTGCCATTTAAATGTTTGTTCCGGATTAACATAAGGTTGTGGCTGATCTTTCAACCAATATCCTTCTAATCCAGCAACAAACATTAAAATCAAATATAGATCTTAAATACCTTACCCAAAAACATTTTCTATATTTATATTATATAATATTTTCCAATGAATTTCAATGGTTTTTCAAAATAAAAGGGAACTATCCGCTAGGGAACTTGAAAGGACTTGTTCCTTAGCGGATAGTTCTCTTAAGTAGTTGTAAAGTTGTAATAGCCATTTGCAGCCATTTTTGTTTTATCATCCATTGCTTCAACATCTGAAGCTACTACAAATACGTGCAATTGTGTTCCAGACATTGCACTATTTGGTGTAACAGTTACAACATTTGCAGCTGTTCTTGTTACTGTACATGCAACTCCATCGCAAGTACCAGTTGCTTTTACTAATGCAAAATTTGCACTTATGCAACTTGCTGGATCAACTGGCCTATTAAAGGTAACTACAATGCTTGCGGATACAGAAACTCCAGTTGCAGCATCTGCAGGAACTACTGAGCTAATTGCTAGTGTTGGTGTAGTACCAGTAACATCTGCTACTTCTTCTAAATAATACCCCAATTTTTTGCCAACAATTTGAGTTGTATCAGCAAAAGCTAATGCTGTAAGTTTAAAACCAATAGGCTTATCTTTTTTGTATGCAATTTCTAACTGAGGTGAAATATTTACTTTTCTCAAAAAGACTGTAATGTATAAATTTCTATTTGTTCTTTTTGGTGCAGAATATTTCAAGCTATATTCAGTTAAAACAGTTTCACCACCAAAGTCTAATTGATAAGATTCCTTAACTGAACCAGTTGCTGCAGTATGCACAACCGCATTTGCTGAACCTATTGCATATTTTAACTTAGTTGCACTTGCTTCAGATAAAATAGTTTCAAACTGACATTCCTCTCCTGGAACAAAGAAACCAACAGCAGCTAATTCTTGATCTACTTCAATTGGTTTTAACCCTGCTTTATATGATAATGTTGCTCCTTCTGAGCAAAAGCCACCATCAATATCGTCTGTTCCTGGATTCAATGTTAAATCTCCAGCACCTACATGAATTTTTGATGCATCTTTAGCCATAATAGCACTTCCTTTCTATATTAAAATATCATTAACACTTAACTGTACTTGACAACCTTGTGCTAATCCAAAACTTGTTTTATATAAATCACTATAAGTTGCAGTTCCTATTACGGGTGAGTAACTATTTGATGCCCATTTATCTTCATCTCTTAGTACTCTTGAAATAGCATCTGCATATCTTAATATGAATCTGTGTAAATTTTCCGGATCAACTTCTACTATCCAAGCAACAACATCAATTCTGAATGTTCTATCTTGCCACTGATATTGATCTTTTCCGCTTGAATTTTTACCTATTAATTGAATGCTTGGAAATGAAGTTAATTCTTCTGGATCTCTTGCACCAAAATGATACTCTGCAGGTACAGGAGATGCAGTAACTGCACTTGATTCAGCATCAATAATTACTAATTCTGCTGCTAAATAAGTTGATAACAATGTTTTACAACTGTCAAGCATGTACTCTGCATTCATAACTTATCTCCTTCCTGGACCACCACTTAAGTTTGAAGATCTTTCATTTGGCGACATTAGTCTAAATATTTCACTATGAGCAATTCTTACCCATCTTGATTTTTGCTGTTGAGTTAATTCAATAATTTTTCTTTGTGGCATTATTGAAGTTCCTTTTTGGTGAAACTGTGCTTTTGGATCTCGTGTACCAATCTTTAATGAAGTTCTTGAAATTTGAGATATATGATTTCCTCCACCAGTTAAAGAAGCTCTTAATGCTCCAGTTAATTCTAATATTGGTTTTCCTGGAGCATGAATTCCTTTCCACAAAGCATAATCAGGAGATAGTGATGCCCAAGGACCTCTACTCTCAAACGCACCACTATTACTAAACACACTGCCCATAGTAGAACGAAAATCATCTGCCATTTTTTCAAACATACTTGAATAATCAGTAATTGAATCTGCTAAAATATCCAAATATCTTACAAGTTGAGGTTCTCCATCTAAAGTAAATGATAATCTAAACATATTTTACCACTCATCCTTTGACATGTTCCATATCGGTGGAGTATCTTCATAGTCATTCTCTTCATTGCCATTATAAGTATACGAATATAATCCATTTGATGAAACTAATTTAGTTGTATTTGGCAAATCAATTGTAAGATCTAATATCAAAGCTAATCTTTCAGTAGCATCTTTCCTCCACTGAGTTACAATATCCGGAATTTTTCCTCCTGCTTGTAATATTAATACTTGGGCAACTTCACAAGCAGCAAATCTAGCAGAAATATATTTTAGTATTTCAATATCATTTAAATGAGTTATTGGAACTACATATACTCGTTCAAGTTTCGAATTAATAAATGCATCCGCATCACTTATATAATTATCTAATTCTGCTAATGTAACTTTTGATGAAGTGCTAAAAACTACCCACTTGATTAGTGCTTGAATATCACTTGCACTACTATAAGCCATGTGCTACCTCCTTAAAACCACTATGCTGCTACTACCGTAGCACCTGAACTAATTGGCTTCCAAAATGCATAAAATGTAACGACTCCTCCAGCAATATTAGCTGTTGAAGCAAGAGCAACACTTTCAGTTATGCAAGTTCTAGATGCAGGAAATGTTTCAAATTTACTTGGTGCATTATCCACCCAAATTTGATTAATTGTTTGTAGTGCTGTTCCTGCTGTAGCGGCAATTAATCCTGCTGCGCTTGTAGTTGTCCCAAGCGAACTTGTATCTGCATGATTTGTTAGTGCTGTATTTACTAATGCAACAACTTTTAATGCAACTAATCCAGTTACAGTAAATACCGGATACGAAGTAGATCCATTTAAGGTTATTTGCTTACTTACTTTATACCCTTCTCCACCATATTCATGAATTTCATCAACTACAG